GCCTAAACCGGGCTACCAATGGCGGCGTAGTGGAGGCCGCATTATGGAATTCGAATTAATTCCATCAGGACCAGGCCCGCAAGGGCCTGGCCAATTTAGAATGATTCTAAGGTACAAGCCCCAAGCTTCAAGCGTCAAGCAGCAAGCTTCAAGCTCCCCGGCCGGCCTTAGTTTGAACACAATTAAAAAGTAAAATAAAATTAGAAAGGAATAAATTATGAAAAACACAATTAAATTATTAGAAGAACAACACAACGTCCTGGTTCAAGTGATCCAGTTTCTAGACCGCAACAGACACAGCGACACACCAGTACGTGAAGCAGTGGACAAGATCCTGAACCACAGCGACAAGCTGCACAAAGGCTCAGAGATGGAACTAACAAAAATTTCTTATGTTGGTTAAAGAAGCAGTCAAGATCACTGGGTCCATGACCCGCACGTCAAAAATGCCTGGCCTGAGCTACAGCCTCCCAGCGTGGGAGTGTCAGACGGGCGCCAAGCTTAGAAAAATTCCTGGCACGCCATGCTTTGGCTGTTATGCACTTAAAGGAAACTATATAAGATATCCAGCAATTAAAAAAGCTCAGTACTTTAGACTGGACAGCCTGAAGCGTGACTCATGGGTCACGGCAATGGTTGCACAAGTGAAGAGACAAAAATTTTTTAGATGGCATGACGCTGGAGACGTCCAATCAGTCGAGCACATGAACAAAATTTTAGAAGTAGTTAGACAGACACCAGATACTAATCACTGGCTACCAACGCAGGAGCGCAAGTACTTGCCAGCTGCTGGAGATGTCCCAAAAAATTTAGTAATTAGATTATCAGGATCTAAAATTGATGGACCAGAGCCAAGCTGCTGGAGCCATACGTCAACGGTTGTTACAAAGAATGCAACATGCCCCGCGCCTTCACAAGGCGGCAAGTGTAAAGAATGTAGAGCCTGCTGGACAAAATCAATTAAAAATGTATCATACGGGAAACACTAATGGAATTCAGACACCCGAAATATTATGCGGCCCTCAGGGCCGAGCGTAAGAAGCTCCAAGCTGCAAGCGCCAAGCACCAAGCTTCAAGCGACAAGCCTCAAGCTCCCCGGCCGGAACGGCCGAGCTCCAAGCATCAAGCTCCAAGCGCCAAGCATCAAGCTCCAAGCGAATAGAAAAAATCTTTACAAGCGTCAAGCCCCAAGCAGAACGGTTCAAGATCCCGGCCGGTTGCTTCAAGCGCCAAGATCCCTGAACCAGGATACAGTTGAAAACGATTCGAGGAACATGGACCGAGGGTCTGGACCAGGATAAATGTATTCTTTGGATGCGTCACGTGGAACGCAATTTGGTGTGGTGAGAAACGGATTTTTCTACCCTTCGTTACTTTTAACTCTACTGTGAAAAAGGTGCCAGAATCATTATAGCCCAATAGATCAGGCATACCAGGAATACTAAGGTTTTCAACCCTATTCCAGATAATTTTTGGTGTAACTGCTTTAAGTTTTTTATATAATTTTTGCTCTGCACCCACTAATTTTTAGGGGTAACTTTGTTGTTCTCTTTGCCATTAGTTTTAGGCTTTAAAGACACCAACATAGCAATCAAAGTGAAAACTTCAGAGTAGGGTCTTCTAGACAAATACTCTAATAATTGTTTTCTTTGTTCGTTTGTTATTTCCATTTTTCTCCTTAATACGGTTTAATTAATTTATCATCCATGTGTATTTTCTTTTCCTGTTGAGTTTTTAATACTAATCTCAATCCTGGCTGGCCAATAATCTGATGCTCCTGCACTTCCATTCTCTTAATCTCTTCAAGGAAGCCATCCTTCTCAACAAAGATAGTCGCATGACTAATAGCATTTCCTTTAAGCTTATCAGTAAAGCTACCTAAGAATTGTTGCATATCTTTAACTAACATTCCCTGCTCCTTTCACTCTAACACTCATGTACTCAGACATTTGTAATTTTAAATCTTCAACTTCTTTTTCTAATTTTATTCTACGAGATATTTCGTCTCCTAATATCTTTCTATGTTGCTCACTTATAATTAACATATCTCTAATACGCATACGTAATTCTTGTATGAGTTCATCTTTTTCTTCAATCTGTTTAGTTAAATCTAACTCTCCTCGATCATCTTTCATATTGACAATATAGGATAGTTACCTTAAATTGTCAAGTATGGGAGTTCCAAAAAGATTAACAGAAATGCAAATGAGATTTGCTGAATGTTTAATATTCAATGAAGGCAGAACTACGGCAAGAGAAGCAGCCGTCGCTGCTGGCTATAGCGAGAAAAGAGCTAGTGTAGAAGCATCAGAATTACAAAACCCTAGGTTGTCTCCACTAGTAGTACAATACATAGGATCCTTACGAGAAGAAAAATTAAAAAAATACGAAGTCACTTACGACAGACACGTAGCTGAACTTGGTAAGATTAGAGAGGAGGCTTTGAAAAAAGGGGCTTTTTCCGCTGCGACCAACGCAGAAAAGAATCGTGGCATGGCTGCAGGATTATATATAGACCGCAAAATAATAAAAACAGGGAAAATAGAGGAACTATCAGAGACAGAACTAGAAGCAAAAATGAAAAAAATATTAGAAGACTACGCACCGATTTTAAATGCGAAGCAGGTTGAGGGAGAGGCATTAGAAGTTACGGAATCCTCACCATCTTCTTCACACAAGCCAAAGGAATCATCGTCCGATCCCCAAAAGTTAGAGAGCCATCCTCATCCCGATCATAAGAAGCAAACAACTTAATTGAATATCTATCTTTGTTGTACAACCACCCTTCGTTAACAGGGGTTGCTAATCTCATTTTATTAAAAGCTTTATCATCGGCCCAACCAGAGTCAGATAAAATATCAATCCATTCAACACGTACTTTCGAATAAGGAATGTCATTCGGTTGAACAGCATTAACTATTTTTCGTCTTCTAGGTTTTCTTCTCGGCATATAAGAGATATACCAGATAATTTTGAAAACAAAAACACCTTTCGCGCGCGCGCGTAGGCACCACTACTTGATAATTATTCTCAACTATATGTAAAAGTAGACATTTTATTTTGTCTATAAAATAAATTCTGTCCAACATTCTGTCTGCACTTTAGCTATATATACCAACGATAATCGTTCATTTGGACAAAAAGACAGTTTTTTTTCATGTTTTTTTTTTTCAATTCAAAATTATCCTGTACATCTCTTATACCTGTCTGTTGCCTTATTTCTGCCACTATTTCGCCTTTTTGTTGACAAGATAGTCACCAAATCGGCCCTTCCAGCCATATGATCCATGATGCGTGGTCCATGAGTCTAGATTCGCGTATATATTAAATCCAGCACCCTTAACCAAATTACAGAAAGCAAGATCCTCGCCCTTCCATTGATGACCCTCAAAGCTCGTATCCCAGAAATTGTACATATACTTCTCAATAGCATCCTCTTTAGCCCCAATCTCCTTATTCATTTTTTCACGTGTAACTTTATCAAAGTTAATCTTCAATCTTGGATACTTCTCCATTAATCTTTTAAAGACTCGTCTATGAATTAACATACATCCCGCAGGACCTTCCTCTATCTCCACTAGATCCCATTCTAATATTTTAATATTATCCTTATCCTTAAATTTTACAGAATAACGACTAATCCAAGGGTCTTCCTTATTTCGATAAGGAGTACAGATCATATCCTTCTCTGGTACTAACATTCTTAAAACTGCTTCGGGTTTAAACTCGACATCAGCATCTACAAACAACATATAATCAAAACCACTATTCAAAAATCCTGCAGTTAATAAATTTCGTCCATGTGTTACAAGAGAAGACTTAACCGATTTAAACTTACACTCTATTCCATTCTTACCCAAAGTTGAAAACATATCGATCAAAGAGACACACGTCTCCACCTTCATATCGCCATAACAGGGCATGGCAACGTAGACTTTAGGTTTTTGTTTTGTCATTAAATTCTTTTGGATCCATTTCAACATTAGCCTGTTCCTTTTCACTGTGAACAAGTTCGTGGTACATATCCAATCTCTTTAGCCATTTATGTTTCCACGACCTTAATTCTTCGTCTTGAAATTTAAACTCCTGAAAATATAAGTCAGGAGTACATACCATGATTATACCCTGTCTGATCTGACTTTCATAGACATAATCGTGCGCCATGCAATAAGCTGCAATTTGCAAATAATAATCCTCTATCCATTCTATCTTTTTAGGTCTATTACTTTGCTTAAAATCAATAATAGTATCTAAACCATTGTGATTACATACGAGGTCAGTGCTCCCAGCATAAAGGCCAGGATAATGTAACATAACTTCACTACCGTGAATTTCTTCAACAGGTGTAAGACCCACTTCAATAATTTTTTGGGCCATGGGCTTCGCCTGGCGTCCGATCTCTGTAAGATCATCGTAGCCAACGCCTTCGATATGAGACTCCAAGAATTTGTGCATGGCAGTCCCGCGCTTACTAGATAAATTTTTGATTCGTTCTGCTGCCTCTTCTCCAACACGTGCCTTCCAGTCTTTTAAAAATTGTTGATTTTTGGTGGCTCCTAATATCGTAGTCACACTTGGAAGTCTAGAATTATTTATGTCATAAACTCGTTTTCCAGAATCAGAATCTGTAATCTGTTTTCCTCGTATATACTTGAATTTATTAGATTTTTTCATGTTTTTTTCTTTACCAATATTATGATATTCCTTTATATCTTCATCTGACATCATATAATTAAAGCTCCTAGAATAAATCCTATTATAAAACCTACTATATATTCTCTATGATACAAAGACCATACATCTAATTGTGTTTTTATTTTATTAATGTTTATTTTCATATTTAACAACTTTCATTCCATAATTATTAATTCCTTCTGGAATGTTTAGTCCTTCCTTCCTCTTTAATTTATTTTTTTTGAAAGATCTATAATCTACATGATG